AGTTGCCGGACTCCATTCGTTCGGCGTGCAATTCAAAGCGAACTTCTCTGGGATGCCGGCGAGCGCGGAGAAATTGGCGATGAGGTCGCGGGCCTCAAACATCATGACCTTTCGCTCGCGGCTTGTTTTCGAGCTTTCGGCAGGCAGTTCGTAAGTTTTGGGCGAGAACAATCTATTAGCCTGCGCGGCCTGATATTCAAAAAGGTGCTTTTCGATGCGGGAACGGAGGCGCTGCGTCGCCCAGGCTGGTGCAATGGCACCGAGCGCACGCTCGAAAGCGTTTTGATTTTTGACTAAGCCGGCGATGTCGGGACGTTCCATGGGTTACCAAGTGTTGGAGCTGTTGAAACTCACGAATGTCGTCTCGGCGGTTGTGCCGCTGGCGATGTCGAGCGCGGCTTGAAGCTGGCCCACCATGTCCTTTACCTCGTTAAGATTGGCGCGGGTGATACTGCGTCCATTAAGTGAGTAACTTTGGTTGGTAAGGATCGCCGACAGGCACGCAAGGGTCTGCGTTTTCAGCGTAATGAGCGTCGCCGAATCAAGACCGATAAAAGGGTTTGCCATCGCCATATCAAAATGGCGGTTCGTAAAACTTTACGAGGTGAAGCGGATATGTCCAAAATCTCTCTTTGTATGATCGTCGGCAACGAGGCGGCGCATATCCTCGCTTGCCTCAACTCTTTCGGCCCCGCCTTTGACCAGCTCTCGCTAGTGCGGGCTTGCGGCAATCGCGCCGCCGACGATACTGCGGCGACCGCAGCAGATTGGTGTGCGGCGAACGGAAAGACGTTCGTGTTTTCTGAATATAAAAACGGACCCAGCGCGGTGGACTGGGACCACGTGGACTCCTTTGCCGCGGCGCGTAACGCCAGCTTCGCGCAGGCCAGCGGCGACTGGTTGATGTGGTGCGACGCCGACGACGTAGCGGTGGGCATCGAGGGCGTGCGGGCCTGCGTGGAGAACACCGACGCCGACCTGTTGCTGTTTCCCTACGACGTGCCAGGCACCAACAAGTCGCCGATGCGGGAGCGGTTAATCTCGCGCAGGATCTGGGATGCGGGGCGGCGCTGGGTTTATGCGGTGCATGAAAACTTCTGCTGCGAGCCGACCGACCGCCGGCATAATTTTCAGACGCCAGTTTGGAGGCACGCACCAGTTGCTGATAAACCGATGAGTCATGCGCGAAACCTCCGCATATTGAGCAATCAGCTTCGTGATACAGGAAGTCAGCTTTTCTACGTTCACCAAGAGCACTACTACGCGAAATCAAAAACAAAGTCGCGTGAGTTTGGACAAATGGCTTTGGCTATGCCCAACCTCCACGAATCATTTCGGTTTGAAATCTTGATGAACCTTGGCCGTATGGCCGAGACTCCGCAGCAATCTTTGCCTTGGCTCGGTCAGGCTTTCGCCGAAAACCCGCACCTGCGCGAACCGCTGGCTGCACTGATCGCGGCCAACCTTGAGCTTAGCAACCATCAGCGGGCGGCGGATTGCGTGCAGGCGATGCTTGCACTGCCCGAGCCAGCGGCCCACCGCCGGCCTTGGTCTTACGAGGCCAAATGGTATGGGTGGGCGGGTCTGGATTTGGCCGAGCGGATAGCGCGCCTCAATGGTCGCGAACCCGAGAAGCGGGATGGCGTGCGGATATCGCTCCTCCATGCCACGCGAGGGCGGGCTCAGGCGGCATGGGAGTGCCGCGAGCGTTGGCTCGGCATGGCAACGAACCCTGCTGCGGTAGAGCATATCATGGCAGTTGATTCCGATGATGTGGCGAGCGTTGAGCTGGCTAAGCAGTTCCGCAGCATTGTAGTTGAGCCAGGGTCTTGCGTGCGGGCGTGGAACGCAGCGGCAAAGCTGGCGATTGGGGAGGTGCTGGTCCAGCTCTCCGACGACTGGATTCCCTCGTATGGCTGGGACACCGCAATCCTCGCTGAGATCGGCGACACCTCGCGCTCTGCGGTGCTGGCCGTCAGCGACGGCAACCGCATCGACTCGCTGCTCTGCATGGCCATCTTGACCCGCGCTCGTCTAGAGCGGCAGGAAGGCGGCACGCTGTTTTCACCGGAGTATTTATCGGTCTATTCTGACAACGAGTTTTCCTACCGCGCTTGGCGGGATGACGTGGTGATCGACGCCCGCGAGCGGCTCAAGTTCCGCCACGTCCACCCTTATTTTGATGAGTCAGTACCGATGGATGCCACCTACAAGGCGAGCAATTCGGCAGAACGCTATGAGCGCGGACGGGCTTTATTTATTGCGCGAAATTCTGGTGCTTTTTAACGCTGACTTACTTTGCGGTGGTATTTTGTGAGATTTGAAGCACGGCAACGGTTGCGCTGGTTGCGATAAGCATCACCGCAGGTCGCCAGCCAGTAGCCAAATCTGCTACTGGTGCAATCGCACCGGCAGTTGTTGCGCTGGCAATCAAAACGTCACCTTTTGCAACAGTTGTTAAGCCGTGCGTAAATGCGGGATCATAGATAACAATGTCCATTGGTTGACCAATGCCAGCAGTATTTGCAGCGATACCACGAACACCATTTAAGATGGCAGTTGGAGTCGTTAAGTTCGCATCATAAAGTTTGAACTTTGGTCTGCCTACCGAATCAAGGGTTGCAGTGTCTTCAAAAACAGTTTGCCCAGCAGAAATTGCAGCAGCAGCAATTCCGGTAATCATTATAGCATTATCGCTTGGTGCTACATTTGCGGAAGTAAGAGTGAGGTCGGCCATGATAGTAGTAGATTGTAAATTATGGGGTTTCCAGATTTTCTAAACGCTGTTCAGTTGTAAGCGCACGTTGCGGATATGCTTCTCTGACAGTAGCTCCAACAAAAGTAATGGTTTGGTCAACTAGAGGTTGCAATATATCGTAATCAAAAGATGCCTGACCAGTGCCCTGACCTGATATTTCGCTATCATCAGTTGTCAAAATAAACGTGGATGGAATTAAAAACCCATCGGTATTGATTAGGTTAATAGTGACTAGATGTGGCGTATCTTTTACACCATCAATCAACACTGAAATACGAACAGCGGTAACTTCAAAATCAATTGGATCATCACTTTCTGGAGTTGTTGAACTTATGCTTACTGAACTTGCAACTTTAGTTGTTCCAGTTACTAAATCAATGGCAGAAGCAAGAGAGTCATAATACGATGTTGCATCTGTTAATGATTCTGAAGCAACTCCACTAGCAGATTGATATGAATCAGTGGGAGCATCTAATATATCGCAAGCACCTTTCCCAGCTACAGCAAATTCAATTAAAGTATAATTATTATTAAAAAGTATATCGTGAACATCGTATTGATCAAGTAAGCGATTTGATAAACCACCAGTCCACGTTCCAGTTGCAGTTAATGTTGAATAATCAAACGTGCCAGAGCTTTCAGTAGCCGACCCAGTCCAAGTTCCATTTGATTCAGAATAAATTGGTTTTTGACAGGCAACTCCAGTTCCAAAATAAACGGTTTTTGTGAGTAAACCAGTTTGCGTAACTGTTCTCCATTTTCTCCCTTGTCCCTCCCATGCTGATGGATTTCCAGCATCATAAGGGGCGAGATCAGATGAATAGCCAGAACGGCCAAATAGCTCACTGGTTCCGGTTCGCGAGGTGACAGTAGTGGTGATCGTCGGCATATCAACCTAGGAAGCTAATTATTGTGTTTGTTGATGTTTGAGTAACACCAATCTTTAATCCGCCTTTTATATTAAGAACAGGACTTACCACTTTAACCAAATCATTATGAAGTTTTGCAAACCCCATAAATGCTTTGGGTGCTCTTTTAATAATCGGAAGTGTGTTTGGATTTACAATAGCCATTTTAAACTGTTACGTTGATTGATCTACGCTCCCAAATGTTTCCGATATATTTAAAAAGCTTTGATTCTCCTGATACATAAACTCCACTTAAAACACTATATCCAGTTTCAATATATGTGCTTTCTCCGTATGGAGGAACGACTCCTGGTGGAGTTGCTGATGGCAATATGATTACACCGGATAGCTGAGGCACGTTTTGCGTTGGCAATGCATTAACTAAAGTATTCCAATCAGTAGAAACAAATCTGGTATTGAGTGGAAGTTGCGTCCAGTCTTTATATGATATTATGTTTTCATTTCTTGTCGGAATTGCCGATGAACTTGCATAGGTTTGACCAGTTCCTACAATAAAGAAATCACGTTGTATTTTTGCTGATTTTGTTGCTTTTGATCCAGTTGATACAATTCCTAAATTTGTATAGTAATAAATTGTTGGAATTAACGAGGAAGTCCAGCTTACGGTTTTTCTTATAGAAGCAAATGATGGCTGTTGAATTACAACCGTTGAAACAGTTTGGTCTTCAAATGAAACTGGAACGGTTGACCAAACACGATCAAACTGAATAATTTTTGATCCATTTATTGGAGTTCTTGGACCGTCGTAACAGTGATACGCAACTACGTTTAAACTTGGAATAAGACCAACTGGCATACGCGCATTTTCACTGGGCTTTCTATAAGCCTCAATTTGTTGCATATATCTTTGCGTTATGACATAATGAGTCCTGCCAAGCTCCTGCAATGGAGTTTCGACCAATGGTTGTCCCTGTGGAACTGCCTCGTCAAACGACGGAGATTCAAATGGACGTAGTTCAATCATGATCATTTAACCCATGTTCGTTGAAATGTAATGATGTCACCGATTCCAGTTGGTGTTCTCGGGCCGTCTTGGCTAAATACGGCTCTGATTCTTGGATGTAATTCAACCGGGCATAAACTGCCAGCAGCTGGCCTTTTGTAAGCACTCATTCGGCACATATAAACCTGTCTGATTGTTACTTCAGATGGATTATCTTGATTTGCATTTTCAACTAATGGCTGACCTTGAGGCACCATTTCCTCAAATGAAATCCCTGCATTTCCACAATTGTAAATTATTGAAGCCATTAGTATTGAACCTCCATAATCGTTAAACTTTCGCGGATGGTCGCTAGCTCTTCATTTGATTTTATCAGTTGTTCCGTAACAGCTGCCAATGGGTCACGTTCACTAGTGCTGAGTGAAGTTATGCCGGATTGAATTTGGTTTGCTTGCTGTGAAAGAATGTCCGACTGGCTAACAAATTGGCCACCAAGCAGAGATCCCCTGCCTTGATCACGTGCTTTTTGAGCCTGTGTTCTCAGGTCCTGAACTTTTATGGCTGCTCTTTGATCTGCGGCAGATCCACGCGTGCCAGCGGTGACGTCCGCAAGGGATGCGGCAGACTGATCAGAGAGGGCTTTGGCGTAAGCCTGACCGGCCTTTGCGGCGGTATCCTGCGCGGCTTGTAGCTTCTTGGCCGATTCTTCGCGAATCGCAGCAAGCTTCTCCTCTTTTGCGATCTGCTTTTCCTTTTCTGCAAGGATGTCTTCTTCGCTTTTCTTTTGAAGATCAAGAGCGGTCTGCTTTTTGTCTGCGGCTTGCTCGTCGCGGTCTTGGATCAGCTTACGAAGTTCTCCGTTACGCTTTACGATTTCCGTATAGGCTATGTATGATTCAGTAGAATTAACAACAGTCTTTGATGCTTCTTGCTCAACCATCTTAATTTGCTCCTTCTTAAAAAGAATCTTATCCTCAATGCTCAACTGCTCATAGAGATTATCCACGCGAGCTTGCTCAAGGTCGGCCAAACTAGCAGAGGCAGCTGCCTCTGCCTTAGCAACGGTCTCAATCATCTTATTGCGCTCCTCAAGTGCTTTTTTCTGTTTTGCTGCTTGGATTGCAGGATCTTCGCGTAGGGCTTGTAAGTTGTCAGATACATTGCCGATACCAGCTAAAGCTGAAACACCTGCAATAATTCCATCAAATGCATCAACTGGGATTGCCATGATAGTTTGGAATAATCCAAGCGTCCCACTAATTGCGCCACGAAGAGATGAAAAAGCGTCAAACAGACGAGCTGCTTGCATGGTAGTATGCTCAATTGCATCTCCAGTTTCCCTTGATCTATCTCGGACCTCTTGAGCAGCTTTTCCAGCCTTAATAAATTCGCTAACTAGCGCCGCAACTCCAAATCCCTTGAGTAAACCACCAGCGCCAAGTTGATTGGCTTTTTCTAAAACTGATTTTCTAAAATCAACAAATCCTCCGCCAGTTGTTGCGGAAGGCGCGGCACCTTTAGCTGCATGAGCAGGCTCAGCGTTGCGAGCGATATTGTCAGCAGCAGCAGCCTTCTCGGCTTCCTTTTGACGACGACGCACCTCTCCTATCTCAACCAGCTTTTTTTCAATTTCTAACTGCGCTTTTAAGTAGGGAGCGGTGCCGGCAGTGGCTTGCGTCTGCAACGCGTAAAGGTCGGCAAGTTCCTTTTGTAAAATAATAATCTTACCAGTGTCGTCGGCATCTGATAACGCCTTGTTTCGACGAAAATCGGCCAACTTGTTTTGCGCGGCAGCAGTTTGCGCGGCAAGACGATTTGCGTTCAACATCCCCTTTTCAAAGTCGGTGATGTCGAGGCCCAGCTTTGCTTTGATTTCCTCAAATGCCATGTTGAGAGAGTTCGTTTACTTCGTGTTGCCAGTCGGTGATTATCTTGTCGCTTGGCGAGTAGTCTTTCGCTTTGGGATCGTCAGCCATTTTTGCTGCCTTCAAATATTGCCAGATGCGAGGAAGAGGAACATCTGCCCAGGCCCTGCCGTCCAATGGATCAACGGCTCCGACCATCTTGGAAACACGCACTAAGACCGGGGCGAGCCAGCACGCTCCAATGGGCTTTGATTCGGTCGATGACCTGCCGCCGGCATCCATAAACATGGTGCCGATATAATCTGAAATGGCGCGCAACGAATCAGCGATAGGATTAACAGACTTGCGGCCCAGCACTCTACGCACCATTCGCTCGCGGTTCCAGAAACGAAAAATGCCTTTATTTTTAACATTTAGCGCCCAAAGGAACTGGAGGATATGCGAAGGCTTTATTTCGTGCCCTCCATAAATCAAGGGTGAGCTGATTACTTGCAGGTGTAGCAGATCGCGGGGAGTCATACCACGCAAGCGCTCTCCGTAGACGATATGCGTATCGTCAATGAACGCCTGCTCGCGTGCCGTGTCCTCTTGGAACTTGGCGGCAGCAAAGCGGGCGGCGTATTTATCCGCCCATAGTGCTTGGGCGTCGATAGGCATGATGGCCTTAGGCTGACTCGCGGAACGAGATATCAAGAATCTTAAAGCCCTGCGCTTCCTCCGGCTTTGATACCTCGGTAAGGAAGTATGTGATCGCATCGGCACTAAAAGCGTCGCCGACCGTAAAAGTCGTGAGATAGGTCGTAGTAGCCGCTTGCAACTGCGCTGATCCGGTCGCCGCAGTTCTGATGCCTACTGCACCATTGGGTGCGCCAAGAGCATCTGTGCGCTCAATGATATTGAGGCTATTTGTGGTCGAAAAATTATTGGCAATAAAGCCAAGCGTGTTGATAGTAAGAACTCGGGTGCCGTAGGGGAGAGTAGCGGTGGTGAGATATGGTATAGCCATGTTACCAATCGCCGCTTCGTAAAAAATCAGACCAGCACGCCGGAGGTTGGCACGGTGTAACCGGAGCGAAGCAGGCCGATAGGCAAGCGGTAAGATACGGTGGAAATATCTTCGCGAGTCTCCTCTTTGACCTCGTGGCTTTCGCCCGATTCCATAATATCAAGCGGCTCAAAGAGCGTGACTACTGGCGAGATGAATGACTGCGCCTCGCGGCTCATCAGGTAGCGAACGCGCTGAAGTATGAGATCGTGCTGCGCGGCCCCGTCGCCTGCGCGGTCGGAGACGATGGCGATATCCACCCCAACCTCAAAATGGTTAAAGAAAAACGCGCCGTTGGCGGATGCCATCTGCTCGCTGGCGCGGCTGACACCAGTGACCGTGACATCAATGCGCGGGGCGACCGCGGCGATGTCGCTGCGGTTGGTGCGGATGGCGGCGGTGGGGACGTAGTTTTGACCGGCGGCTATGACGCTTTTCACGGCATCTTTTACCATGTCGGTAATGTCGTATTGGGTGGGCATAAATTATTCAGAGTTAAAGGATTTGCGGCGAGTTAGGATCTTGCCGGTGCGGGCAAATGAATTGACCAAGCGCTGGACTTCCTTGGCCAAGATTTCGCCGCGCTTTTTCATGACGTCGGCGAGGGCTTGGGGGGCTTGCGGGCGTTGAGTTTTGCCTGAGATCAGGATGAAGAAGGAGGGCGACTTGCCCTCGTAGTAAGTGCCAGCGCCTCCGGTCTGCTTCTTGACCCACGACGGTAGGCTGAGACCGACTCGGGCGGCGGCTGCACCAAACACGTTCTTCTCCCGACCTACGCGGGCGACCATCTGCTTTGCGTAGGCCATAAGCACGGGCGTGGGCGTTGCCACCTTGGAGTCGGCCTTGCGCTTCGCCACCCGCCCGTAGCGGTTGCGCTGGGATTGGTGGAAGGCGGCGAGTTCGTTGATGGTTGGAGCGACCTTAGAGAATGCAACCTGGTATTTATCCTTCGTGCCTTTTCGGATGAGCGACACCGAAATGTTAGTGCTGCCGAAACGCTCGACCACCCAGCCGAGGAACTTGGGCGTAAAGGGCTGGGCCACGCGTGCGATATCGCGCTTGACCGCGCCCTCGCCGGCCTTCTTGTCTGCAGCCGAGCCCATCGAACGGTTAAATGCACCTGCGGCGAAGGGTGGCGTGACCTTGGCGAAATCGCGGATCGCAAACTTAGTCTCCTCCTTAAGCAGCTCCTGCGCGTTTGCTCCAAGCTCCGTGACCGCTCGGTTAGCGGCGGCACGAAAATGCACCGTATCAAGGTCAAATTTTAAGTTCACGCTAGGAGTTTATTGAGAGTGCAGTCGTAGGCTTGCAGGTCCGGCTTGAAGTCGGTGATGCGGTAGGTGGTCGAGTCGAAGGGGCGGTAGACCAGCGCGTTGATCGTGGGGGTGTAAACGCCTCGGCTGAATGCCAGGCCGACGGTCGCATCGGTGCGGTTGCCGACGAGCTCAAAACCGAACTGCTGGTCGGTCTGGCCAAACACGCCAGAGTAGGTCACGCCACTGACAACAAAGGCTTCGCCAGAATAGGTAGTCGAGCAGATGGCGCTCATATCGGTCTCTAGTTGGGTAAGGTCAAAGTCGCTCATGTAAGTAGTCGAAAAGTAAAAAGGCCCACCCCGGCAAAGGAGTGGGCCTTAATCTAAGCGCTCAGGACTTAGGAATACTGTGTGGCGATGATTTCGCCAGCGGCTGCATTGACAACCTTCTCGGCGGTCGAGTGCGCGGCGCGAACGATGTCCGACTTGATCGGCTCGTCGCGGTAGGTCTCGACGTTCATGACGGTGCCATACTGCGACCAGTTGAGGGTGTAAGCAGCTCCACCATCAAGCAGGCCTGAACCGACATTACCCACCCAAATGTAGCTATTCGACCAGATCAGGGAGCTGGAGAACGCGATACCTTCGCCAGCACCATCATAGGCAGCGCGACCGATTAACACGCGGTCAACACCAAACACATCTGCCATTGCGGACGCATCGAGGTTCAAAATAGCATCGCTCGAAACACCTGCACCGCGAGCGCGATTCTGGAATTTTGTGGAAGCGCGTAGGCGGGTCGCAACCTGGTAGGGAATGACGACGGTATTGGCGGTCTCGCCCTTGCTGATAAGACGATCCTTGGCATCATCAACATCCAGACCGACATCAAATGTGAGGATGTTGGCGGTGGTGTAAGCGGTGCCAGAGTTGGTGCTGGTGAAGGTAGTAGCATTAAATAGCACGCTGGAGGCGCGGAGTTCGTGAGCGAGGAGGAGCTTGCGGCGGGCAAGGCGGGTGGCGATGACCTCGCTGTCAAAGAACGTGGCGTTCTTGAGACGGATGGTGTCGTCGACAGCCTGCTCGTATCCATACTCCAAACACGCGTAGGTATCTTGAACGAATGACGAGGTGCCGCGAGCAAAGCCGGAGTAAGGCGCACGGGCCTTAACCTCGGTCTTGAGCAACTGACCCTGCTGTTTTTGGAATTTCGGATACTGACCTTCGGGCAGGGCAACCTCGACAACGGGCAGCGCAAGCGTGCCGATGAGATTCTTTTCCCAACCTTCGGTCTCGAAAACATGGCCGGCCAACTCGGCGCGGTAAATGGCATTTGAATTTGAATACATGATGGGTAGTTTTTAGAGGGTGTTAGCGATGAACTCGATCACCGTGCCGGTAACGGCAGAAGTGGTTAAGGATTTGCCGATGGCGACGGTGCCGGAAGGCGAAACGTTTCCAGCATTGGCAGCGTAAACCACGTCACCGACGGTAATCGGAGCAGCGGAGAGCGCGCCTTTTTGGGTGCCGGGATTGTGAAGGAATTTGACCGAGACGTAATCGCCAGAGGCGGCATCAGTCAGAGCGAAACCGTCTGGCTTGGTGGAGCCAGAGTTGAGGGTGATGCCACCATTGGTGGACAGCACCACGGCGCGGAAAGCGGTAACGACAGTGTTCGCAAGGAACGTGCCGTTTCCAGAATATAGAGTAGACATGGATGGGATGGTTTTAAGTTAGAACAAAATCACCTCGCCTTTTTGGGCGCGGGAAAGGTAGGTGGCATAAAGCTCAGGCTTCTCGACCTGAGTTTTACGAACAGCATCGTTATGCTTGGTGCCGCCGGCCTTTAGGGCGCGGACGATGCTCTCAAAACTGTCGGAAGTGGGCTCGACCGCAGGAGCGGAGAACTTGACCGGAGCTGGGAGGCTGGCCGAAAACTCGCGCAGCACGGAAAGTGCGGCTTCCTTGGCAGCAACTTGGACCTTGGCCTTGTCGGCGTTGGACATTTCTACGGCATCAGCAGTCGTATCGACTGCGGTGGCGGCCTCAAGGGCCGCGATTTTCTCGATCAAGGGAGCGAGGGCGGCAGCAATCGCTGCCTGGATCTCTTCGGGAGTCATTTGGATGGGAGAGGTGGGTTGGGTATCGCCGACCTGAAATAGGCCGGAAGGGTTTGCGGCGGGCTCGCTCACGATGTCGGCGGAGTAGATCTCCGTGCACCGGGCGAACACGTGGTCGCCGATCTTTTCGTCGGCACCAGAAAATGAAATGGAAAGGCCAAACGTGTCGGGAATGGTCGATGCGATTTCCAACACGTAGTCGCGGTGGGGAGAGGACTTGAGCAGGGTCAGATCGGCGCGTACGGCGTCGCCCTCAATGCGGAAGCCGCGAAGATAGCCGACGATGGCGCCAGCGGAGTCGGTGTGGTCGAGCTTCACCTTCATGCCACCCTCGTAGGTGTTGGCTTGGGCGACGACGCCGGCGAGGGTGGTATCGTCCACCGACATTCCGTGGCCAAGCGCGGGGCCTTTGGTAATGACCGCAACGCCGTAGATCACGCCCTCAGCCGCATCAATGCGGTTGTCGAGGGTCGCGAACTGGGTGCAGAAATTGGACACGGTAGCCATTACCAATGGCTCGCATCGTAAAAATTGGCGGGGTGAGGCGATTGCCAGCGCCCCCGCCTGCGCTGTGATGAAACCCCGAATGGGGACTAGCCGCACCCCATCGCTTCGGAGGGTTGGCGGTAGCTACACAAAATACGGGAACCTAAACCCGCACTAGATGGGCGAGCGTAAAAAGTGGACACGAAAAAGCCCACCGTTGCGGGTGGGCTTGTGATCTGATTTGGAAAAGATTCCAACTACTCCCTGTTAGGGTGCGGCATTGCGCACACCGCCAGCGGGCGGACGGTGCAAGGCGCGGCTGAAGCCGCGTCAACCGGCTTCGGGGGTCTGCCACCCTTTGCACCGTTTGCACGCCGCGCAGCCTGCAACGCGGGCGACTTAGACAGCCCGCCCTTGCGCCCGGTCGGAGCACATCGCGGCAGCACGTAATCGCGCACGCGGTGCAGTTGGTAGATCGCGCAGGACAGTGCCTCAGGGCTGTCTGGTTCATCGAATGCCGCGCACACCTCGGAGATGGCGCGGCGGATGGTTTCGAGGTCGGCGTTGGTCATGAGATGCGGCGGTATTCCCACAAGGCAGCGAGCCCTAAGCGGGGGTCTTTCATGCGGCGTTCCAAGTAGCCCAAGCGAGCCAGCCGGGCGGCGGTGCTGCCATGCACCGAGACCGCTCCAGCGGAGCGGAATCGGTCGGTCGGAAACTTGGCCGCGAGGTCAGAGAGTCCAGGTGAGTATTTCATGTGCGCGCCCTAATTTGAGATACCCGCGTATCGCTGCCTGCGCATCGGAAATCGTCGATTGTGCCGTCCTCATCAAAGGACTTGCGCACCTCCTCTTTGGTGCCGCTTACCTCAAATCGCTGCCCGTTTTTTAGGATGACAACCCACAAGGGGAAACCGAACTTGTCTTTTTTTTGGGTCTTCATTTTTAGCGGTCAAAGTTGATGGTTATTCCCTTGCCTGCGTTGACAAACACCTCGGGGCGCTCGGCGTAGATGATACCCAACAGCTTTTCGAGGGCGCGGGGCGTTTTGACCTCGGTGGTCTTGTTGTCGGCGGTGACAAGATAGCGGGGGAAGGAGCCGCGCTCGGAAGCGGGCTTTTCCATCGCTTTTATTCCAAGGCTTTCGGCGGTGTGGTATGTGGCGATCATTTGGTTTTCGTTGGTGACGTGATGAGTAGAACCTAGCGCGCTCGGTTATTCAAGATAAATCTGAAACTATTTTTCGGCACCCCAAACCACCGACCCCTAATAAACGGATAGAGCCAACGCGGGCAACTGGTCACGCAGGGCTCCGCAGTATCCCACGAGCCAGCGCGACCGCGATCTGCATGGCAGCGGTGTCAAGGGCGTGGTTGTTGTTCTGCTTGACCTCGATCCAATGCCAAATGCCAGGGCGCACCTCGCGCTTCTCCTCGCTTTTGACCTGCTCTGGCCAGAGCGGGTTGTGGTCATCGGGGAGTAGGTAGGGAAAGCCGCGACCGGAGAGGCTGGCTGAGAGGACGTCCTTCGCCCACTCTCCGTCGAACTCGATGTAGGGTGCGGTCTGGTCGTTTCCGACCGTTGCAAAGAGGGTGTCGGAGATGGGCGTGAGAATCATGCTGCCGTCGTGGGCTCGCATCGGCCAGCGCTTACCTTTGGTTTTTGCGCCTTGAATGCCCGACCAACCAAACGCCACCGAGTCGCGGTCCACCTCGCTGGGCATATAGCCGCGATCTTGGCCGACTGCGTAGTCCTTTACGCCGTAAATGCGCTGGAGCTCGCGCAGCATATCGCGGGTCTCGACCTTGCCGAAGTAAAGCTGGCGGTAGGTGGGCTCGGGCGTCCACGCGCCGATCTCCACCCACCAGCCGGCCTGCTGCTTGTCGCAGGTCATCACGCGGGCGATCTCGCCAGGCAGCGGTGCGTCGCGGTGAGTTTGGCTGGTGTAGCCAGAGGGCTTGCGGTCGCCAAGCTCGATCACGTTGCGCTCGACCGTCCAAAATCCCGCTTCCTTCTTTTGCTTAAAATTGCGGCGCTCGGTCTCTTCGCCCATTTTCGCAAACACGTTTTCAGCCGCGCAGAATTGAGCGGCGAGCGTCTCCATCGAGAGAGCGACCACGGCGTCGTAGGTGAAGCTAACGCGGCGGCGGGCGGGTGCCTCGCCGGTGGGTGTGACGTAGCGGCCCGTCGTGCGCCACTGGTGGCGGGTGCGGTCGGTGTCAGGGTGCTCGTGGCCGCAATGAGGACAAACGAAGCGCACCGAAGCCGCAGCGATGGCAACGTCAAAGGTGCCATCGTCGCGCTTTGCCTTCGCATCCCAGATTACGCCGGCGCGCCCACCATCGGTGCGAGCGCAGCGGAACTTCAGCGGCATGGGTTTGGCGCATCCAGCGCAGTCGGCGTGCCAGACCTCCTTTGTGCCGCCTTCAAAGCTGGTCCATGCGGTGTCGCCCTCGATGCCGCCTTGGGAAATGTCGAGGATGTGGGAAATGCCTTGGGCCTCGAAAGCGGAGACGCGGGCGAGGGCGTGCGGGTAGATCTCGGCCCAGCGGGGGAACCAGAGCTCGTCGTTGATTTTGAAGCGGATGGATTGACTTTGCTGGTGCGCGAGGTTGGCGGAGTTGAGCACCAGGAACTGGTTGCCGAGAAAGATCTCTTGCTGGGTGCGGAGCGGGCCTGGGCGAGGGAGCAGGCGGGCGACGCACTCAATGGAGTCAAGCAGCGGCATCAGGCGGGTTTTGGCTTCCATCGCGGCCATCTCGTCGGACTGGAAAGTGAAGGAGCAGGGACCGGGGTCATTGGCTAGGCGGTAAGCAACGGCCAGCTCGGCTAGCAGGGTTTTTCCAGTCTGCACCGGCGCGATGAGCGTGGTGTGCCGGCAGAGTGGGTCGGTGAGCGTCTCAAACGGGCGCTTGAGCCACGGGGAGTTGCGGATGTCGAAACGGCCTTTGATCGGCGAGCCGGGGATGTCGGCAACGTGGTCACGCGCCCACTCGTAGATGGGGCGAGTATCACGCGCCGGGATGCGCCAAGCTTCGGCCAGCGGTTGAGGAATCCTAAGCATCGGCCTCGATGGTCTCGTCTTCGATGTTCAGTTCCTCCATGGCAGCGGCTTCGTCTTTCTGGGTCTGCTCGTCTTCGCCGGCCATGATCTCGGGCGCTATCTCGCCCACGAAAAGCGTGCGGCTAATTGCGCTAAGCTCGGCGACGACGGCGCGCATCTCTTCGCGCATCTCGGCGGAATCTTTGCCGACCAGCCGAGCCGGCGCTTCGGTTTCCAGCTTGGTTGCAAGGATGCTGCCCCACTTGGCGGTGGCGAGCGTGATCATTGCGCGGATCTCCTCGGCGGCAACGACGTCCTTGTCGCGCACCGAGTTCTCGCGCTGCTTCATCTTCAAGTCCTCAAGGGCGATGAGTCGCTTGACCTCGGCAAGCTCCTTGCTGCCGCCAGTGCGGTCGGCGCGCTCGCGCAGGAACTTAACGTAGCCGCGCACCGAATCCATCAGCGCGTAGGTGCCATGCCCGACCTTCATGATCACGCCCGCGCTGGCGAGTTGCTGCACTCGCATCGGGGTGAGGTCAAAGACCTTGGCCAGCGTGGTGACGCCGACACCCTTGGTTTTGTCGGGGCCGCTCATGCGGACTTAGGTTGCAACCATTGGTCAATCACGGCCCGCGCCACTTGCTCGGTCATCTTCGGCGGGACGCTCATGCCGATCATGTATTTTCCGATTTTGTCGGTCTTGGCGTGGTAGTCGTCGGGGAATGAGCCGAGTCGTTTGTAATCCGCAAAAGTGAAATCACCGAATCTTTTTAATTCGTCAATTAGCTCCTTGCTTGACCCAGCCGTAAGAGTAGGTGAAGGCTGCGTAAATGGCCACGGCTGTAACCTGCCTGCCAAAGTGTGCCTTTGATTTGATGCCGTGACCATCTTCCACTTGCCTAAATCGTTTCTCAGATCGGAGATTGCCTCGCCCGCTGAAATCCATCGGTGTTTTGGTGCCAGCTTCAGCGGCTGGACTTTGATGTCATTGCGGATTGCCACGAAAAACACTCTCTCCCTCCGCTGCGGGACTCCGCAATCTGCCGAATTTACAAGGAACAACTGCGGACGATAGCCGATGGCGCGGAACCTTTCCATGACCATCTTCGTGTAGCCCTTGGCATTCCCTAGGATCATCCCCTTGACGTTCTCGGCGATAGCCACGCGCGGTTTCAATCGCTCCACAAGGTCGAGGTAGTCGAAGAACAAATCAGAGAGCACCTGCTTGGCCTGACCTTCGCGAAAGTGTTTATCTTTGCCCCAGCCTTCTTCACGGCTTCCCGCCATGCTGAACGTCGAGCACGGCGGCGATCCGTCGAGGATGTCTAAGGCGAAAAGCTCGGGCGGCAAATCCTTCGTGAGCAAATCACGGATAGGGCAAAGATAGTAAAGGGGCGGGTTGAGGTTGCGCTTGTAGTGCCACGCCATCTCAGGGTCGATGTCATTGGCGGCGACGATCTGGCAACCGGCGCGCTTGTAACCCATAGAGGAACCACCGCCACAAGCGAATGTGCTCATCACCTTTACGCCGTTAGACGGGACGTTTTTAAGGTCGCTTAAATTCCACGCACAATCTGGTGTTTTCATTCTGTTGGTCGGTTAAATTCAAAGCCGCATTTTGGGCATTTACATTCCATCTTCATTCCGTCCACGTCTATTTCTTCCGCCGAAGACTCGGGCACTATTGTTTGCATTTCCTGTTCCGTCTCGCTCTCAATCGCGGCCAGCTCATCAGCCGTAAAGCCGAGCACGTCTAGGTCGCTGCCCTCCTCGGCCATCAGCGCGATCTCGGCGGCGAGCATCTCCTCGTCCCAGCCGGCATTTAGGGCAAGCTTGTTGTCGGCCACCACGTATTGCCGACGCTGGGCCGGTGTCAGGTGGGAGAGGTCCACGGTGGGAACTTCCTCCAGACCGAGCTTCCGAGCGGCCATAACGCGCCCGTGGCCGGCAAGGATCGTGCCCTCGGCGACACAGATAGGAGCGGCGAAGCCAAACTCTTTAATCGAAGCGGCGATCTGGTTCACCTGCTCGTCCGAGTGGGTGCGCGAGTTGCCTGCGTAAGGTAGCAGGTCGTTGGTCTTTAGGTAGGTGATTTGAAGCTTCATTTGTTATTGAGATTGGGTCTTGAAAGCAAAGCGGAGAGCGGGAGATTGTTCGCTCAAAACTGCGTTAGGTAATAAAACC